GAAACTATCGCGGCTACGTACGCGCTCATCAGCGCGTGACCAACGTATGCGCGATGTGCTTTCGGTGCGTCAAGGAGATATCTCTAAGGTATTTCCTTCTATGTTCTCAGAGGACTACCCAAAGCCTCTAGTCGCCAACTTCATTGACGTAGCAGCACGTGACTTAGCAGAAGCGATGGCACCACTGCCATCCTTTAACTGCTCAGCAACTAATATGGTTTCAGACGCAGCCCGTAAAGCTGCAGATACTCGTACCCGCATTGCCAACTTTTATGTAACTAACTCTGACTTGCAACTACAGATGTACACCGCAGCCGACTGGTATAACACCTACGGTCTTGGCGTAGGTATGGTTGAGATGGATTACGATGATAACAATCCTCGTATCCGTATGCTTAACCCATTTGGCACCTACCCAGAGTTAGATCGTTATGGTCGAGTTATATCTATTACGCAAGTTATTATTACAGATGCAGAGACGCTAGCTGCACAGTACCCAGAGTTCTACGATCAGATCCTAGGTCGCAATCAATATCAACTATCTTCACCGTATATCTCTATGGTTAAGTACCACGATAAGGATCAGGATCTGCTCTACCTACCAGAGCGTAAGAACCTAGTCCTATCTCAGACACCTAACGTATTAGGTAAAGCAATGGCATCTGTCATTATGCGCTCATCTCTTGACGGAGAAGCACGCGGTCAATTTGATGATGTGCTATCGGTACAACTCGCTCGTGCTCGTTTTGCTATCTTGCAGATCCAAGCCGCTGAGAAGTCTATCCAAGCACCTATTGCTATTCCACAAGATGTACAAGAACTTGCACTCGGACCAGATGCAATTATGCGTTCTGCTAATCCGCAAGGCATCCGTCGCGTACCACTAGAACTACCACCTGGAGTCTTTACAGAATCTGGCGTTCTAGAGCGTGAACTTCGTATGGGTGCTCGTTACCCTGAATCTCGTTCAGGCAACATTGACGCATCTGTGGTTACAGGTCGTGGTGTGCAAGCACTACAGGCTGGATTTGATACACAGATCAAGGCAGCACAAGCACAGTTTGCTCGTATGTTCCAAGAACTTGCCGCAATCTGCTTTGAAGCAGACGAGAAGATCTTTGGCGGAATCCCTAAGACTATTAAGGGATCTGACGATGGAACACCTTACGTTCTAAAGTACACACCATCTCGTGACATCAAGGGTGAATACGGCGTAGATGTACGCTACGGAATTATGTCTGGTATGGATCCTAACCGTGCCATCATTGCTTTGCTTCAAATGCGTTCCGATAAACTCGTATCGCGTGACTATGTACGTCGTGAGATCCCAATGGATCTTAACGTTACACAGGAGGAACAACGTGTTGATATTGAAGAGATGCGCGATTCTTTGCGCGTTGCTGTTGCCCAGTACGCACAAGCGATACCGGCTCTTGCGGCGCAAGGCCAAGACCCTTCAGAGATTATCGGGCGTATCGCTGCTGTTATCCAAGGCCGCCAAAAGGGGCAAGCGTTAGAGAACGTTATCGAAAAAGCATTTATGCCAGAACAAGCACCAACCCCAGAGATGCCACCTATGGCACCAGGTATGGAGCAACAGATTCCAGCAGCAGGTGCGGCCCCCGCCCCTGCCTCGCAGCAACCTCCACAAACACAAGCTGGTTCGGCCCCTGCTGCTGGTCAACGTCCAGATATAGCACAACTACTCGCTGGTATCACCGGCGCAGCATAAGTGAGGGAGGTGTAAATATGAATAAAGGATCACGCGCAGCAGCGCCAATGTCAATGCCAGTTGAAGGCAAGAAGGATACCTCTAAGCCAGCAGGTCCAGGCAAGGTCGTTCCATCAATGATGCCAGCAGGCCGCAAAGGAACAAAAGTAAAAAAGGGTTAATTATTATTTGGAAAGGTGTACTGGGCTATGGATGATTTTAATAAGATACCACGCCCAGTACACCGTTCTGATTTTTTAGTAATCCTTACAGGTTTTCTGCATAATTTAATGCGAACATTTGAAACACTTACCGCAGAACTATTTGAATTATCTATTTATCACGCAAACCGTAAGACCGAAACTTCTCAAGCGTGGGAAGAAATGGCACAAGATTTAGAAACGTTAGGGGAAGACAAGTGACAACAGCACCAATGAATCCACTTGCTGGTCCTGCCGGTCCTGGAAAGTACTCAACTCGTACCGATAATCTACAAATGGGTTCGATTGCCTATGGTGAAGGCGTAGAGACAGCCGCTATTAAGTCTGGCGCTCCGCTTGCTAAAACACCAAACGTTCGACCAGAACCAATAACAGAATTATATGCACCAACCCAACGACCTGAAGAGCCAGCAACTACTGGAATTGATATGGGAGCAGGCGCAGGTTCAGAAGTATTAGCACTTCGTAAGCCAGATGAAACAAATTTTATCGCAGCAATTTCTGCTTACAAACCAGTATTAAATTTTGTTGCAGACCAGCCAAACACATCTCCAGAAACGCGTGCAGCCATTAGACAGTTATGGGATAGCCTGTGAGTCTATGGAACAGAATTGGTGATGTAGCCTCAACAGTAGGTAAAACAACAACAAGCACTATTGGCAATCTTGGCAAATGGGCTGGTGAAATTGCTGGTGGAGTTGGAAGCACAGCACGAGTCGCTTGGGATTTTGGAACTGCCCCTTGGAATGATGCAGAAGAATACAATGGTTTTATTCAATCATTTAAAACGGCTTCAGAACCAGAAAAAAAAGATATTATTAAGCCTTTAGCATCTGCTGCTGGCGCTATTATGAAAGTACCTGGTGTTCAACCAGCTCTTGAAAAAATTAGTTATATTAACCAAGAGTATATTCGTGAACCTATTACAACTTTTGTTTTAGCAGAAGCGGAAATTAAGAAAAGAACTCTTGAAGGTACCGCACCTCTCGTTCCAGAACTTTTATACTTTAATCCTAATCTATGGAGCAAGGCCTATAAAGGTGCTCAAGATATATCACTTGGTCAAGCAGCAGTAGGTGCGGCTCGATCAAGTTACGATCCTAAATTTAATATTTATGATCCAACCCAACGCGATGCTGCTTTTAAGAAAAGTGCTTGGGGTAAAGGATTATCTGGCGGTACAGATCTACTAGCACAGTTCTTTGGTGATGTAACTCTTGCCGCTGGAGTTGTTACAAAAACAGCCAAGGCTAGTCAACTAGGCGTAGGACTGCTCAAAAATTCAGATGTTGTAGCAAAAGCAGCAGAAGATATTACTAAGGCACAGTTTGGCGTAAATAATCGCTTCACTAAAGTAATAGATGACTTTACTAAAAACGATTCTCTTTATGCCTTAAACCACCCAATGGTTAAATCTTCTTCACAACCCGGACTGCTAGCACATTTGCTAGGTGATTCTGTAGATCGTGATGAAACTGCTCTTATTCTACGATCTGCTTTGGGTGATCCTAAAGCAATGGATGAATTAAAACTACAGCGTGCCTATATTACAGATGCTTTAGAAGCGGCACGTGGTGATCTATCAGCAGTTGATGAATATAAACTATTTGCTGCTCCAGATGGAACTGGAATGATTCCATTCCTTAACGATAACCCTGCAGTTATTAAGCAGGCACAAGATAACTACGCATCATTAGCCGAATCAGATAAATACTTTTCTAAGTTAATGCAACTCGGCGAAGGTGGCGGTTCTCTTACTCGAACAACTGGTAAAGGTTTACAGCAAGCAGAAGATTTCGTAGCAAAGTCTCGTGCTATTAAGTTCTATGACCAAACAGTGGGCGCATCAAAAGTTGAGGTATATCAGCCGACTCCTTTCCACCGTCTTTACCAAAAGATTTCTTGGGCAGCAGGAGAGCGTCCATCAGGACTTGTAGATTTTAACGATCCAGATTCCTATAGAGAAGTTGTTGCATCGCTTGAACGCTTGCGCCCAACTTCTGCTATTAAAGGAACTCCGTCTACTCTAAAGAGAACCGGCCTTCTTTCCGATGAGCAGGCAAACGGACTTCTTAATAGTTATATTGCCGCAGCAACACCTGAGCAAAGATTTATTGCTACTCAGAATATCGAAGAAACTGCAGTTAGAGCGCTGGCTAAGAAGCATAACATTACTGAAGAAGCAATTAACGATATCTATAACAACTATAAGGGTGCTCGCACGTCTGCTCTTAAGTCAATTCAAGATCGTGGATATATGATTGATACAGACAATTCAATTATTAGAGTTCCACAGCTTGAATCACAAAGTGCTGACTTCCTACCTTTAATGGATTTTGATCTATTAGATAGAGTTCTAAAGCGTAACTCAGCTACAATTAACGCAACTCTTGGTAGAGGCGTTGACACAGTATTTAACGTAGCAGACGTTACTCAGGACTTATTTAAGGCTGGAGCCTTGCTCCGCTTAGGTTACACGCAACGTAACGCTATTGATTCTCAGTTGCGTATTGCTGCATCTGTTGGTGCTATGACATCTCTTCGTCATTTAGGTCCTGGTATTAAGAATATTGTTAACAACTCTGTGCGTGCTCCAGCGAGATTAGTTGATAAATACAATCCTCTCGGAACTACTGCAACACTTGCAAAAGTTCAGCAGGCAAGCAATGGCGTTATACGTGAACTTGAGGAATTAAAAGCCAAAATAGGTGCGGCGGAAACCAAGTTATCTCTTGACCCAGAAGATATAGATTTATTAGGTGAAGTAAATACTCTTAAACTTTTACAAGAAGAAAAACTTGCTGTTTATAATAACTATGCAGATGCTCTTAATAAGTCTAAAAAGGCAAAGCCAAAAGATCGAATTGGTACTGGAACATTTAAGGTAACAACATCCGATGGTCAGGTCTATGAAATAGATGACGCTTTTGGTGGACCACTAGGTGATATGTTCCGTAAGATTGCATCATCTGGTAATTCATTTGAGCGTATGGTTGATAGCAATACTGATATGTATACACGTCAACTAGCTTCAAAGGGTATCGGCGCTGTGCGTCCTACCGATCCTGCCTACTTTGACCAGTGGGCGCAGACATTGCGCCAACAGTTCGGCAACTCTGCAGTAGTCAACAAAATTGTTCGCGGTGAAACTATTGATGATATTGCTAAATGGTTAAAAACTTCTCCAGAAGGACGTGACCTACGCGGCCGTCTTTCTATTCCTTCAGATGAAGCAGCTGAATATGTTACTAGAATTAGTAACTTTTTTGACACATATCTTCCGGTATCATCAAACCTTCGCAGTAAGTTAAAAGATATAACTGCGGAAGATCTACGCGGTACTTTCAAAGACCCAACTGATCTACCAGTTATTCACGGTCACCTTCTTGAAGAAACATTCTTTAACAAGTCTGATAATGTAGTGAAGAAGTTTATTAATGGTGCGTTTAAGTTGCTTGCAACGCTACCAGAAGATACTTTGGCACGTAATCCGCTATATGTACACTTTTATCGCCAAGAAGCACGTCGCCGTATAGATGCTGTTGCAGGACTTAAGGGAGATAGAATCT